TCCGCCTCCAATCATATCTTCTGAATTTGGGACATTAGTCCATCCTACAGTGGTAGACATTTCATCCCACATAACACGTTGATTTCTCTCAACAGGCACCTGATCCATTCTAAGCGGCCTTCCAATACGAAAGTAATTATCTCCATTCCATACATCAAGAAAAGTGGAGGGTTTCGTTACCTCAATTTCAATAATTGGGTTAGATTCAACGCTCCCTTTGTTTTGAACATTTGCTGCTAGCCCACGCTCATTAGCTTGAAATTCTACGGTTTTAGTAGATCCTAATTTATAAGGATTTGAACATATAATTGTAATAGTTGCTTGATGAATATTTGATTTTTCGAGATTTTCTTCAACTGATTCCTTAATTCCGAAATACACAAAATCAGGTTCATCTGTGAATGTAATTTTTACAGATTCGTCTGTATTTAATAAACCATTTAATTCGTCTATCCGTTTCCTCAGTTCAAAAAGAGAGACTCCCTTAAGAGAGAAATCTACTTCTAATACCCTCTTGGGAGTCCTTTTATTCAAAAAATATGAACCTGGGCGATGAGGTACCGTTAACTCATTAATTTCATCACTTAAAATTCCGCGACCTCTTATGTCGTTAACCATAAAAAATCCTTTTTCGTATTTTTTCTCGAAGTATTCTTCTAAATTAATTCCATTAAAAACTAGCAATCTATCGCCCTCCTTTAAAATACTTCTCTACGTTTTCTAACCGCTTCTTGTTCGCCAGTAATATCGTCAACAAACCTTGCGAATTCCTGCCTACCTATTTGTATGTTAATATTCGCTGGTTCCTTAACTCTAGACGTTTGGTTTTCGTATTGACTCGGTTTATACATGCTTGGCGTTGGTTTAGCTGATTGATACGCACCTAATCCGTTAACACCTCTCAGTATGGAAGCACCTGTATCCACCGCTAACATTTCCGGCTTCATCCAGTCCTCCATCTGTTGCGTCGTACGTTGCACCGAACTTTTCATTCCGTCAACACCGTTAATCCAGCCTTGCATCATATTCACGCCGATCATGTCGCGCATCCAACGCGAAGGAGAATGAATCGAAAATAGTCCGGTAAGCTTGTCCTTAATACCGTTACCTATCTCGGTTACCTTGTCCCAAATACGACTAGCCATCGAAGTTATGCCATTTAACATACCTTCCATGATGTTCTTACCGATATCCATTAGGTTAATCCCTTTTAAGAACAAGATGATCTTATTCCATATATTTGATACCGTATTAGACATTGCGTCTAGAATACTAGAAGTCGCGGAACTAGCTGCATTCCAACCCGCAGAAATGATATTTCCAACCGCTGAAATTACTGATGAAATCACATTACGTATTCCCTCGAATATAGATTTGACTACGTTCCATACCGCATTTAATACGCTAGAGAAAATCGATTGGACTAAATTCAACCCGTTACGTACGATTACACCTATTAAAGAAATCGCTCCATCGATAATGCTTTTAATCAACGACATAACATTTGACGTAATTCCCTTAACCGCATCCCATGCGCCGCTCCAATCACCTTTCAATATGGACGTAAATAGTTTGATAATGTTCGTGATGATGCCGATAACAGATTTAATAATACCCATTACCGCTGGGAATACGGCCTGCACGATCTGTAAAATGAATTGAATTGCTGGAATTAATACGCCTTTAATAATCTCGGCTGCACCTTGTAACAATGCTGAAACTATAGGAATTACAGCCTGAATAATTGCTTGAATTACTGGAAAGACTTCTTGCACCGCTTGTAAGATAAGCGGAACTACAGTCGTCGCAACTATCGTTATAATTTCCCCGAACAACTTAATAATTTCTATGATTATAGGAATAGCCGTCTCGATAATCGATTGAATTATAGGAAATACCTCTTGAACAACCGTTAGTATAATCGGTATCATCTCTTGCGCTACAATTACAAGAATTTCACCGAAAGTTTTTATAAGCATTACCCATACACCAACCGATGTTTGAATAACGTTTAATATCGCAGGAAACACTTCTTGTGCCACTTGTGAAAGCATCGGCATTACTTCAGCCGCTAATTCTGAAAACATTTGAGATAGCTCCTGGACTACTTGCGTAATTGCAGGCATAATTTCAATCGTTGTATCAGCGAATAGCTTCATTAAATCCGTAACCATAGGCATGATTAATTGAATGTTTTCTCCGAATAGCTTAAATAAGTCCATTGCTACCGGCATTACTTGTTTTACAACGTCTCCAAAAAGACTCATAATAGTCGTTCCTAATTCACCAAACGCTGCGCCTAACTCTGCAAATGCTGGCTGTAGCGATGCGAAACTTTCCATGATGACTTGACCGGTCTTTTGAAACTCCGGTGCTAACGGCGCAAAAGTGTTGATAAAACCTTGTGCTAGCGAAGTAATTATCGGCATAATTACGGAAGCAACCGTGCTAAATACACTCTGAATCGATTCCCAAGCTGACATCAATGCTGCTTTTGCCTGATCATTCGTATTTACAAGTTTGAATATCGTAGCACCTAATGAAGCGACAATAGCGACTACCCAACCGATAGGACCAGACACACCTAAAAACGATAATCCTAAACGTACAATTAATGGTGTTAGTGTAGCGATTGTGTTACCGATTGATGAGAACGATGCTTTTATAAAATCTACAACTGGTGAAATCGCTGCTCCCATACCCGAAAACTTAGCGGTTAATCCTTCAATAGCTGAACCGAAAGCTCCACTTATACTCTGACCGATACCGCTTAGCTTAGCGGTTACGGAACTAAAAAAAGTACCTATCGCAACGCCCATCGCTGTAAATTTAGCGGGGATTGTTGCAAGATACGCACCAAATGAGTCAAATGCCGCTTTCATAGATTCCACGGCTGATATAGTTGTAGTTTTAATCGATTCCCAAGCGCTATTTACTGCGTTACGGAATGTTTCGTTGTGTTTGTATAGTTGGACAAGCGCTGTTCCTAGTATGGTTAAAATTACAATAGTTGCACCAATAGGTCCCGTTAGAAATGCGAAGGCAGCTCGTAATCCTACCATTGCCGCACTCGCAAGTTTCGCGACCATTGTGCTTTTACCTAGCCAACCGACTAACGCACCAAACGCTGTTATTGTGGCTCCTATACTACTAATAAAAACTCCTAGTACCGCCATGAAGACTGTAAATACTGAAACGGCTGTAGCTACTGTAGCAATCACTGTTTTCATCGTTGGAGATAACCCATTAAATCCATCAGCTAATTTCTTAATAATTTCAGCAACAACCGAAATTGCGGGCGCTAATGCATCTGTAAATGCGCGAGCTACTACGTCAATAGACGACTGCATCTTAACAATTGCACCTGCCCAACCTTCGAGCATTGAGTCCGCTGCTTTTTTCGAAGCGCCGTCTGATTTAATAAGAGATTGCGTTAATTTATCGATTTTCTCCGGACCTGCTGAAACAAGCGCCATCATACCAGAAACAGCTTCCGTACCGAAAATTGTAGCCAGTGCTGCACCTTTTTGAGCGCTTGTCATTCCGTTCATACCTTTTTGTAATTCACCGATAATTTGAGAGAGTGATTTCATATTACCGCTACTATCAGTCGTGGTAACTCCTAACTCTTTCAACATATTCGCCGCTGCTTTCGGTGGTTTAACTAAACGGAGCATTGCCGATCTTAATGCTGTACCCGCCGTCTCACCTTTAATACCAGCATTAGACATAATACCAACGGACGCTGCAAGTTCTTCCATAGAGATACCTAATTGTGCTGCCGGACCTGCTGCGTACTTAAATGCGTATTGCATATCGTACACACCTGCTGCTGTTGCGTTGGCCGCTTGTGCGAGTACGTCCGCTACGTGTCCACTATCTTTCGCCTCCATACTAAACGCATTTAATGCGGAAGTTATCGTATCGGCTACCATACCTAGGTCTTCACCGGAAGCTGCTGCTGCTGATAGAACACCTGGTAACGCTGCGGTTGATTGTGCTGCGTCAAATCCTTTCGCCCCTAGTTCCGCATACGCCGCCGCTACTTGTCCAGTTGAATATACGGAGCTAGTCGCCATTTCTAAGATATCTTTCTTAACTTGTCCATATGCACCGCCTGTAAGGACGGCCGCTTTTCTCGTTTGTTGCTCGAATTCCATCGAGTTTTTAATCATACTTCCGAAAGCTTTACCGGAAGCATAAGCGAGTGGTGCAAACGCCGTCGTTATGTTTTGTCCAACTGATTGTATCCTACGTCCCATTTCTTGTGCTTGATTACCTACGTTTTGAAACGTCCGTTGCCAACCTGACATATCAGGCGGTGGCGGAGGTGCGGGTCTAGGTATCGGTGGTATTGTCGGCATAGTTGGTGCCGGTATATTTATCGGTTGACTTACTGCTTGCTGAAAATTGCGCCAAAGTTGTGTCGCTTGTGTCAAACTACTCCTTAAAGAAGATATATCCGCTAGAAGTTGTACCTCTACTCTGTTTTGACTAATGACTATTCACTGCCCTTTCCGTTTTGACGTAACGCCCGTTCGATATCATCGAATAAAGACTCGTTTGCGTGAATCTTTTTCGTAAGTTGCTCACGTTCTTTTTCCTTCACTTCTAACATTCGAGCATTCTCAGGCCGCTTGTATATGTCATCTAAACTCTTTACCTTCTCGCTCTGAGCATTTCGGTAAAACAAAGCTTGAACACTAGCAATTTCATAAGTATCTAGTAGACGCTCGCGGTATCCGGTAAGCATAATGTGATATTCTTTAATGCTTAACTGTTTCGATTCAAGCGTTGACATTCCGAAATATCGAAAACAATCGGCCTGTAAATCATCAACGTTTATTCGTACAGACTCTCGAATGCTTTCTTCTGATCCTCGCCCATGCTCGCTAGTAATTTGTTCACTGTTTTCTTGAAGAAAAAACTATTTAGAACTACCGCCTTATTTACCTTTAAGATGTCATCGAAAGATAACTCCTCAGACAGTAATTGACATTCAATTTCTTCCTCAATATCTTTTCGTGTAATACCTTCTCCTGTATGGATCAACGCGTAATAAATTACATCAACGAAATCCTCAAGACCGCCTTGCATCGCTTTTTGCACAAACTCAAACGGACCTCCGTTACTATCGATTAATTTAATTGCTTCAAAACCGTATTTTAATTCGTACTCTTTCCCTTTTACTTCAAAACGTGTATATGTTTTAGCCATCTATAAAAACCTCCGTTAATTTTATTTTCAAAATTAAAAAAGACGAGCACTTAAGCTCGTCCTATCTATGCGCTAGGTTTATCTGCGATATCTCCGTCAGGAGCGCCTGATGGAACCGTTGTGATCTTACCTACGGACAACCCGCCATTTAATTTTGCTTCGATAGAGTACTTCGAGAACTCTTCGTTTTCGTGCGATAGTTCCACACTGCTTAACATGAACGTACCACTCTTCGATTTGTACTCACCTGTTTTTGCACTACGTAAAGAAACTTCATGAATTTTAACGAGTTTTTTATTTGTAATTGCTTCTTCGATGTAGTCTAACGCTTCGTCGCCTTCTGTACTCACGCCCTCAATAGATACTGATTGCGTTACATCGCCATAATCTGAACCGCTTTTATCTTTCGTCTTCAACTCGATTTCGCCCGCTTCGATAGAGCGTGAGCCTGACGTCTGGTTAAATAGTCGAACTGTTTTACTAGCGCCTTCTGTTTGTGGAATATCGATTAAATATAACGTTTCTTTACCCTTAAATTCCGGTGAACCTGCCATTTAATTTCCTCCCTAGTTTCGTATAGTTATCGTGATAAAACTACGGTGTTTCGCCGTTATCTGGGTTCCATCTTCCTGAGGAACTGGTTCGAACGACGAAACTTCCGTATATAAAAAACTGACTAGCGTAGGTACCTTCGAACTTGTGTCATACAAGTCGATAGGTCGCCTTTCTAGTCGGTCGATGATTCTATCTTGTAATTCGTTTCGGTTTGATACTGTATCGGAATACACTCCGATTTGTATTAGATGGTTTCGTGCATAATTATCCTTTGAATACCTGTCGATTGTTCCCGTTAAAGACTCAATCGTTAGAAACGGCTTTGCTTTTCCAGTTAAAGAAACACCATCATATACCCAAGTAGTAGGTGCGAATTTATCTAATGATTTCTTTAGCGAATACATCACGTTATTTATTGTATGCATCGTTATAAACCTCGCGCTGTTCGTTGTACCGTTTTTTCTAAGTCAGAAACTAACGGTTGCTCGCCTTCGAACATTGTCTTACGCATGAATCCTTTTTTCGTTTTATGTGTGTATTCTTGAACGGCTGCATATTCGACTTCTGATCCGTAAGACCATCCCGTTTTATCTCCGTTGAAAGCTTTCACACTTGGTGGAATACTTCCCGCTAAATTACCTGATTCAACAGGCGCTCTGTTAGAAGCTGTGTTCGCTTGTAGCCTCGCATGTTTCTCTACTGTATTAGCAACTGGTGTTTTGTATCGATCAGGGTTTGCCATGCGGTAAATATCTTCCATACCTTTAATCCTCGCGCTAACTTTCATTAAATTACCCTCTTTACAACTACTTCTCGACGGTTAATTCCGCCTAGCCCTCGTTCGTCAACAAGCATGATTACGTATTTGATGCCGTTTCTTTCAAGGTACTCAATGTTATTCAAGTCGATATCGAGTCGGAAAGTAACGAGTGCTTCACCTTCTTTTACGTCAGTACCTGCGAATTTCACGTTATCTTCTAGCGTGAACTTTTTCCAAACAACTTGCACTGTTTCGCTTAAAGGCACACCGCCAATTACTTCTCCTGTAATCGGGTCTTCTTCCGCAGTGCCTTTTCGCCATAGGATAATAGGTTCACGACGATTCTGTTCGATTAATTCACGATTGGCTCGAATTTGTTCAATGTCTTTTTCAGTCAGCACCCGTTATTCCTCCTCTCCGATAATGTAATTCAAACGGGATGAGCATTGTGGGTGCGGATTAATTAGTTGAGCTAGTAAACTTTCCGGAATCTTTTTCGGATATCTCCCCGGACCCAAACCATAATCATCACGTCTAGCTAACTTGTAACACATATGCTTCGTGTGGTATCTGTGACGATGTCCGTTTTCGATAATCTTGTAGCCTGTAACAATATCACTCTCGTTTCCGTTATAAATCGTGGCTGCTCGATGTGTGTTGTTACTCTCCGTAATTGCTACACGTTTGATTTTCCACTTCTCGTTATCATGTACTTCTCTTATTTTTTGAGAGATTGAACTGATACTTTCACCTTTAAGTACAGCCGGACGGATTACCTTCGTTAACTCTGCTCGCATATCACCTGCTAGATTCCACACTCGGTCAGAAAGGATTAAACCATCCTTACCTCTACGCTTTAGCATGCTCCTCACAATTTCCTGATTTACGGAATCTAAATTCGTTACGCCAAGATTGGTTTCTGCAAGTTTAGAAGTTGTCCACTTCACTGTATCATAGATTACTTTTTCGAATGACACTCCTGCTTTCTTGCGAAACTCCTTTTCGTAATAGTCTAAATCCCGTAACAAAGCTTTTAGTCTACCTCGCTTAATTACACCGTCTTTTTGATAGTCGTTAATTAAGTCCAATAAAAAAAGACGGATTAGCATGATAGCGCCTACCGTCTCTTCTACTTGTTTTTCGTTTTCTTTTTCGTATTGCTTCGATATTTTACCAAGTGCTTCGTCAAACTCGTTCTGTAATCCACTCACGAAACTACCTCCAATCCGCTCTCTTTGCAAATGATTGACTAGCTCCTTTGCCCCGTCTATATTTTCGATATTGTTTACGTGCATCAGCCGCTAGTCTTTGGTAGTTTGCAAAAATCATAGATTTGTCGACAGCTTCTTCACCATCGGTATACTTAAAAAACCGAGCTGAATCTGCTGCTATAGCTTCATAAGCAAACGTAAGCGCAAGATAAAATACCGCATTGGCGTTATCTTCTTCTGTAAAATCTGATTCAACTAAAGCTTCGGCTAGCCAAGCGTCAATGCCAGTCGACGTGACGCCTGGAACCTTTGATAATCGAGACTGCAATCGTTCTGACACCGTCATTTGGCGTCACCTCCGTTATTCTGACTTTTTAGTTGTCGACTTACCTCGTGGTTTAGG